GCTTACGATAGGGCAGAAAAGAAAATGGCTCGCGAGGTGATTGAATGACAATGATTTGTGCTATATGTAGAGAATATGCAAAATGGGGTGCTAATGGAGAAGTTATTTGCCCGAATAATTGTAAATCAGGGTTTCACAATGAAGTCATCGGAATCAAAGGTGAGGAAGAATGAAACAAATAACAAAACTAGAATTTGAATTTCTCAGCGACATGATTCGCTCAGACCATACGACTGACGGTCAAGGTATAGTCATGTGGGTATCGGCTGGATATTGTAGCATGAATCCTAAACAATGGAGAGCAATAACTACATCTTTAGTAAAGAAGGGTATCATTCATTATTCAGAATCGGACCCTAACTACAAATGGACATGGGATTATGAAAAGAATACATGGGATGACCGCGCTCAAAATTATAATGACCGGTATTGTTTATTTCCGCCTTGGGTTTCATTGGCAGAAGAACATCAAAAAGAAAGCGATTTATCGTGGGATGAAATCAAAGAACTTGTTATAGAAAGGGATGAGAATGGTTATGCAATCCTTGACGATTTAGATGATAATTTCAGAACGGCTTGTATGAAATGGAGCGGCGGATATGAAATAGTCGGCTTGGAGGTGAAAGAATAATGGATTTAGAAGAATATGCAAATATAATGAAAATGAAATCGTATAGGTATAATAAATTAGCATCGCTTTTTACTAAGGCGTTAGAACAACCTAGCGAAAGATTGAGATTGATTTACGCTCTTGATAAGGTTCATATGGAAGATAGGTTCACAGACCATACAATAAAAAAGATATTACAATATTTTGAGGAGGATGAATAAAATGAATGAAAAAATAACATACACACTAGATTTGAACGAAGAAAAATGGCAAGGTCCGTTTGACGACCCTGTTTTTGTAACCAAACTAATACAAAAAGAAAAAAGAAAGATTGGTAAACACTTCAAGTATTTTAGGGCCATAGTAGGCGTTTATAACTCTACTGACATACCTAGTTTGCATTTGTCGTTCCCTAGTTTGAAATCATATTTAGAAAATGTGAATGAGAGTGTAGGTCAAAAACAGGATTATGCTAGTAGTAGAGTATCAGTCGCTTGTTGGGTTCAAATGCACGGTTCTGGTTGTACGGTTTGGTTTTGTCATAAACACGATTACAATTTCAACAAAGGAAACAACTGGACACCTAACGAACCCGCCACCGAAAACTATATAAGCGTGGAAGTAGAGGACAGTTTGAGAGCGGAGGAAGAGTGATATGACACCGATTGAATGGAAATGGATAGACGACTTAGTTTATTATATGAAAGAAAGAATGCCCAACAGAATTTTAAATAGATATAGTCTTGAGGAATTATCAGCGATGCACGATAATGCTTACAGACTTTGGACTAGAAGTAAGAGAATTTATGAAATGAAACAATTAATTGAGGCTATGGAAAATGAAGAACAGGAGGAAGAATAATGGCATTGAGAGTAGGAGTAAAAGACAAAGAAAAGTTTGAGCAGTTTACCGAGGCCCAAAAGAAATTCATACCTTCTTTTGGCGGTATGGGTCTGATGTGCATGACCACTGGTGTTGGGCATATTCACAAAAGAGGAGAGGAGATAACCTATGGTGTTTCAATAGAAGAAGCGTACAGACGGTTTGCTCTTTATGATAAAATTTTACATCCAAAAAAAGGAGAAGGTGATTGGTATATCACTCTTAACTTTGTTGAGCAGTTGGCAAATGCAGATTTTACTTGTAACGTCAGCACTAAATCAAATGAAGAATGCGACCATGCGTTAGCATACATGGCTTTAGACCGAACCAATGATTCACTTAGGAATAAAGCAGAAGAGAGTCATATCAAGGAAATTCACAAATACAATAGTATAACTAGAATCAATTATCGTGAATATCAAGAACTACAAATGACGGCTAAATCTGTTATTGACACATGGTTGAGAAGAGGTTCGCTTCCTTGGCATGGTGAAAACTGTATGGATGAATACGTTGCAGAATTCATAGATAACATGAGTCTTTATGAGGATTATCATTGGGATGAAGAAACGTACAAATACTCTTTGAAAGTGGAGGGAGACCTAACGAACCCGCTATGAAAAGAGTTATAAGGAATGAATGTGAGGAATAAATATGAGTGAAACAAAGTGTGTGAACATAGTACAAGTCGGCGATAAGGTCATGGTGACTATCAGATACCCCGACAATGAGGAGAGTTACGGCTACGATGCTATCTATGAGGGTAGTGTAGAAGATGTAATGATGGAGGAATAAATATGAAGGAATACGAAGTAACAAAGATGGTCGCTTTTACGTTTATCGTAGAAGCAGAATCAGAAGAAGAAGCGGAAGACATGGCGTGGCTATATGATGAGCAACGTGAACTATTGAATGGTAAACCCCATTCGGCTTCTGATTACTATGTGCAAGAAATAACAGTAGAGGAGGCATAAACATGAAGATAGAAATAGACATAAACGAAAGAACGATAATTGAAGGAGTGATAGATGAGGTTAATACCGGATGGGTTCAGAAAGCAGTAGACAACCATCTTGCAGAAACAAACTTTGCAGAACATCTTGAATGTGATTTAGAAAGCGAGGTAGACCCTATCATTGAGAACTTTATGAGCAACATGGATTTGTCCGATTACATTGATGTTATTGATTACATCGATGCTGATGATATTAGATATAATATTGAGGATGACATTCTTGAGCAAGTCAATGACCACTTAGACTATGATACCATCAGATACAACATCGAAGATGATATTGCCGATAGTTGTTGGTCTAACTTTGATATTGATGACCACATTGATTATGATATTATCAAAGAAGGTTTAGAGTACGATGAGTTAGAAGATAGAGTCGAAGCACTAGAAACTCAACTAGAAGCACTAGAAGCCTGTTTTGAGCCACCTAGAAAGGTTGGTCTAATCAGAAGATTCTTAGGGTGGTTGTGGTAGAATGAGTATGGCCGAAACTGTGTTTTACGGATTGAACTTACATCGTTCTGGAAAGAGTATAACTTATGAGCAATATCTTATAGCGAAGGCGATAGTCGAGCAAGGACTTGACCTCACATGGGAGGCGATAGAATGAGTTATCACGAAATGAAAGCACTTGCAGTTCATGTTGCAGTTGATGTAACAAACATGGACCGAGAAAACATCGAATATATGATTCATGAGTTCGGAGCGAATACTGTACATGACTTCTTTGAATTCTATGAGAGGCTTTTCATGGCTGATGTAAATAAGCAGTTAGAATGGATTGAAGAAATAGTACAGGGGATGGACTGAATGGAAACAGGATTACGATATAACTCATGTTGTCTTTGTAACCAAGGTAATGTTCTAACATTAGTCTTTGGTGGAGATTACGTCTGTATGCGTTGCATAAGAGATGTTATGATACCACATATAGCACATAACAAGCCCGCTACCGAAGGGTTTAATAACGAGCAGTCTGTGGCAAAAGCGTTGTCGGGGGAGGCACTAGCCACTTCTGATAGCACCGAGGAGGAATGACCAATGAACATATTTGTACTAGATGAAGACCCGATTGTATCAGCCAAGATGTATTGCGACAAGCACCTGCCTAAAATGGTCGTGGAACTTTACCAACAACTAGGTTCTAGTGTTATCAGACATGGTGCTACGCCGGAGCAGATGCCTCTTACTAAGAAAGGTAGTCCGCTACGCGGTGGCTACCACAACCATCCCGCTACGCGGTGGGTGGGAGATTCAAGAGACAATTTCATTTGGGCTTGTTATCATGCCGCCGCGTTAGCAGAAGAATACACCAAGAGGTTCGACAAGACTCATTTTTGTGCTGATGGTATCGAGATACTATCTAACATGGTTCACTTGATTCCCGATGGCCCATTGACTCCCTTTGCTCAATGTATGCCGGATGAGTTCAAAAATGCAGATGCAGTCAAAGCATATCGAGCATACTATCATTCCAAGACATTTGCTAAGTGGCAGAAAGGACGACCTGCTCCTTCATGGTGGAAGGGGGCGATAGCATGAGTGACCCTTTCCCTGCTAAAGTAACTAATTTACTAACTCGCATAGGTCAATTGTTGATTGCTAAGAATCAGCAGTATGGAGACAGTGTGAACAATCCTATTCGTTTGTTCTCAAAGTTAGATTCACAAGCCGGAGTTAGAGTACGCATCGATGACAAACTATCACGATTGGCTAGAGGTAACGATAGCATTGAGAGTGATATGGATATTGTTGATGACTTGATTGGCTACTTAGTAATGTTAAAAATGATAATGGAGGAGGAAGCATGAAGATACTAAATTTATATGCTGGCGTCGGCGGTAACAGAAAATTATGGGGTGATGAACACGACATAACGGCAGTAGAACTAGACGCTCAAATCGCAGAAGTCTACGCGGATTTGTACCCTAATGATACAGTTATTGTAGGTGATGCACATGAGTATCTGTTAGAGAACTACATGAACTTTGATTTCATATGGTCTTCTCCACCATGCCCATCACACAGTCAGATAAGATATAACATCGGATTCAAAGCAGATAGAAAGTACAAGAAGGTAGATGCTAAATATCCAGATATGAAGTTGTATGAAGAGATATTGTTGTTGCAGTATTGGTACGATGGTAAATGGATTGTTGAGAATACTATTCCTTACTATGAACCGTTGATACCAGCAATCAAACTAGCAAAGCATTTGTGGTGGTCTAACTTTGACCTCGGTAGTTACGAACTAAAAACAAGAGGTCATAGAGATGGTACAGTAGAAAGTATATCAGAACTAAAGGGTATAGACATTTCAAAATACGACATCAAAAACAAAAGACAGATTCTAAGGAACTGTGTACAACCAGAATTAGGATTACACATATTGAACAAATCTATTAATCAGAAGGTGTGGATATGAGAGGGTTTGCGAATAATAGAAGATGTCCGAGATGCGATTGCATTCTTGTTGTAGATGGAGATTACGATGATACTCCGACTCTTTGGTGTGATTATTGTAGTTGGCCTAAAGATGAGGAGGAGTAACCTTACAAACCCGCTATCGGAATGTTTATATACTTGAAGGAGAATGATTAATTATGAGACACATGAGACTACGACGTGCGATTTTATTCGTACTAAGAAACTACAATGGCACTTTGACTGCAAACCAAATTGTTGAAAGAATGAATGATGGTATTAGAGAGAGGACTATCTCTAAGAATTTTCAAGTGCCGTCAGCAAGAACAATTGCACAAATACTTCACGGATGGAGAGGGATTGAGAAGATGGGCAGGGTTCGCAAAGACAACGACATGAGAAGTTATGTTGAGACATACGCACTTGTAAGCATCGACGAAGCAACACAATACATTGAGAGAGGTGTTTAAGATGGGTATAATACTAACTTGTGATGGTTGTTTTAAGAAATTTGAGGCTACATCTAAGGAGGACACACTACCGGATGAAGAAGGATATGTGTTATGTCCTCAATGCAGACAGAATCAGAATAACCCCGACAATCCATACTTTGATGAGTTTCACATAAATTTACTTGAGTCTGTTATCTTGGGCATCGCTCCTTGGGTTGGAGTCAAGCCACCTAACAATTCACAATTCACAAAGGAATACAACAAGAAGTGGAAGGCATTTGCTAGAGTTCTAAGAATGATTAAGAAAGAGAGGGGGTTGTAAGAATGACGCCGTTTTGTACTTACTCATACGGTTGCGTAGCAACTCAATGGAAGATAGTAGATTTTAGAGATGAGGGAAAGCACATGAAAGCGTGTCCTCATTGTGGTAAAAGGTTGGTGGAAGAATGAACACAGACAATCTAGCACCTTTGGTAATCGATACTAGGGACATCAAGGTTGAGTATTTTACTACTGGTAGAGTAGGTAACTTGTCTGCCTGTGACCTGTCTTTGTTACGACAAGACGACACACCTATCGGGCATATCGTTGACAGGAGAACAGTGTATGATTTGGTCTGCGCTTTGTGCCACCCATCTCCGCCACCGTATCGCCGTGATGTCTACGATGCCATGATGGATTTAGAAACACCGTTCTCGGAATTGATGACCGAATTGATAGAAAACCAAGAAGGTGTTTTTGTAACCCTGTGGAGAGAGCCTATTTCAGTTTATATCAAGGCCGTGACCAAAGAAAGATTTGACGATTATGCTTGGTTGGTGGGGCTAGTGCAAACCATACGGGATAGAGGCTACGATGCTACGATAGCGACCAACCCTTTTCCACATGAAGAGAAAGAGGCTATCGGCAATAGAGTATGTATTAGCGCGACCATACCCAACAAAGAAGGGAACCACCAAGTAATCATAACACAACGAAAGTATGCCGCATCTAAAAAGCCAGTTCTATCGTTTGTTGCTAGAGTTAATCTAGGTTTGGAACACGACAACCTTTTTGTGCAACCTGTACCTACCATAAATGTAGACGGTACATTTTGTTCCATAGACATGAATACTTTTATGGGGTGCTTTATAACGATGGAAGATGCTTGCGTATTGGGTAGCGCACTAATGTTCACTGACCGAACTAAAAGGCGTATTGAAGGTTCAAGAATCAATTCTGCTACAAGAAAACTAAAAATGAAAGATATGTTCGTGATTGAAAGACTTGACGCTAAGGATGCGATTAATTATTTTGATTTATTCGGAGGTGACTAGAAATAAATAATGGCTACCAGCCCACCGTTTTTACGAATTCTTTTTATTCGTCTTTAGTGTTTTTAGAAAAGAAGAACTAATTTCTAAAACATCTATGAAACAAAAAAAGAATTAGTAGAATCGGGGAATGGTGTAGCGATTAATTATTTCTGAATTAATTTTGGAGAGTGAAAAGAATGGCAAATAGAAGAAGATGTAGGCACAGTAAGTTGAAAATGAGAATTTGGGACTACTTGAGAGAAGTGGGTAGTGCAAACACTCATGATATTATAGAACACCTAAAGGATTTAGAAAATGCTAGAACTAAAAAAGATAACCGAGGTGGCACGTATGTTTATGGCAAAGCACAAGGGTACTCTTATACTACTAATCAAGTAACCCAAATCTTGTCAAAGAATAAATTCTTTCGTAAGGTAGGAGAAGAGAAATCTACTAGAAGAACAATTCCAGAGGGTAGTACAATGAAAACTTATTCTCGCTACACTACACCTATACCTGTGTACGAAGCAGTAAGCGTTGAAGAAATGGCACTGTGGTACAAGGATTCAACAAAACATCGTGTCTCTACCTTGGAGCAACTACCTAAAAGATTGGCTGATTCAATCGAAGCAATACTCAACATTATAGCCTTACATGAGGAGGATAGTATATGAGCAGAACGCATTTTGATACAACAACCTATGAAGAAATAGATATTCTTTGGACTGGCGGTATGTTGCCGGTTGTAAGAGAAGATTGTAACGCCGTTGCGTTTATGCAACACGAACCTAGTTTCTCTACGTTCATCAGTGGTATGGGTGCTATTGGAAACAATGAGCCTATCGCTCGTATTTACTCAAGACATCTATGCGTAGAACCATTCAATCATATTCCTGACGCTATGGAACCTTGTTGGTTGCTCTATGATATTGACGGTACTATACTTCTAAGGTTGACGAATTGGATGCCTCCAGCAAGTCCAGATGACACTACAAACTGGCTTTTCTCATATCCGGCTATCCGCGATATGACTTGTCTGTTGATTGATTTGGGTGTTAGTAGTTTTTGTATGCTGACTACACTATTGACTGTTGATACACCACTTGACCCGTTAGATGACAACGGTGCGGTTATTATTTATGATTTTATGAATGAAACTATAATTGGTGGAGAATCCATTTTGGGTGATGGGGAGTTGGCACTAACAACCCCATGTTGGTTATTCAATTATATGTTTAGTAAGATTATGGCACACGACAACCGAGCAGAATCATACCTTTGTGTTGTCAAGACAGATACAACGGGGTTAGATGAAAACGCCATTCAACATTTTGTTGATTATTACCAAACTGTATTTGATATAGAATGTAACATAGAGGAGATGGACAAAGTTCGCTCGTTGGTGATTTCAATAGATGAAGAAGGTAACTTCTCAAGTCCATTCGACATCGACCCTAATGATAGTGGAGGTTATCACATATGAGTTTTGATGTAATAGAAGAAGTAAAGGATTTCGCCAAAAGAAATCACTACGTCGGTGTAGATGATAAGATTCCTATATTTCTCTGCTCTGTTGGGGCGCATATCTTCAACGCACTCAACAAATGTAGTAGATGTGACTTCGACCCCGAATCACCACTGGTAGATGAGGAGAATGATTTCATCATAACTACTTGTCCCTTAAGACACAGTAACATACCATTCTATACCCCAATGTCGCAACTGCCTGATACAAGAATACACATCATGCTTCGTGGTGCTAAGGGTTCTGGTAAATCAGTTTTGATTCTTATGTTTCTAGCAGAAGGTACAGGATTACTACATAACTTCGATGCAGATATGGGAGAGGGTTTTAGAACCATGATGGGTCCGAACAGTATCACCGAGGCTGGTATGTTCGGCTCGGTCAATGAAGATGGCGAGATTATGGGTAGACCAATTGCTAGAGAACTGTGTGGTGGCTTTCTAGGCTTTGAGGAGTTCTCCTCTATGTCTGATGCTTCAAAGAAAGACCATAGCCTAGATATGAAAAACCAATTACTTACTTCCCTAGACAACGGTAGAGTACAGAAAGGTATGAGGGCTGGTTGGGTTCAATACACTACTCGTTATACTGTTTGGGCTGGTACACAACCTGCTAGATTTGAGTTGGATTCTGGTCTTGACCGACGATTCTTCATCATAGATATTGAGATGAATGATGACAAGGAGTTGGCTTTTAAGAGGGCGCAACACGCTCAATCTAATATGACTACCGAGGAGAGAGTATCTTTGGCTGAGAAGGCTATTACAATCAAGGGATGGCTACGTACTAGATTAGATGATGCGGTTGCTCATCCCCCCACTGGAGTATTGTTTGACGATTCTATCCTAGCGTGGCTAGAGTCACCGAAGGTCCGTTCCTTTGAAGCAGACCTTTTTAGGCGTATAGCAATCGGCTATCACATGATGAGTTCTAACTATCGTGGCGGTGAGCCACTGGTGGTCACTATGGATGAAAGACTAGAAGATATTCTAGCAAAGTCCTTGATGATGCGTAGAAGAGTTATGGATGCAGATACACTACTCATGAAAGATGCGTTTTGGATGCAAGATATTACAAAGTCCACACTTATCAAAGAAGTGTCTCGTATGGTAACTGCTGGTGATTATCAATCAGCAAAGCGTTGGATTATTGAGAATCTACAAGGGCAACCTTGGTATCGAGAGTATGAGCCTTCGACTAAGAAAGGTAGAGGACGACGCGGTGTTATGTGTCGTATCGGTCCTGTTACAAATGAGCGTGGGCCTAATCCTTGGGGTGAACAAGAATGAGTGTGCCTCCTAGAACTTCAAGGGCTAAAAGAACAACTCCTTGGGCGGTAGATGCTATGTACGAATATTTATTAGAACACGGACCTTGCACCTTGAGGCAAGTTTTACGTTACGCTACTTTCAAGAACGGTAAATCTATTTGTTCATCAAGGGCTGGTGTTACTATCAATCAAGCCGCTAGATGGTTGAAAAGGGATGCTAGGTTTTACAAGCATAGCAAGCAAGGTACTGTTTATATTTGGGACGTTGTAAGGGGGGAAGAAGAATGAGATGTCAATGTTGTGGAATGATTTCAAAACACAGGGAATGTTTGCACTGTAAATGGGAGAGAACTAAATGAAAACTAGGCGAGAGATAGAGGAGCGCATAGCGCAGTCCGGCGAGCCAGTGGTCATAGATACTCTTAGATGGGTGTTGAAGTCCTCACCATGTCCTTTTTGTGAATCGCCACAAAAAAGACAGTTGGAGATACAACTACGCAACAGGGAGATAAGTCCTAATATCGTTGAGGTTCGTAATGGTTGGCCCGAAGGGACTTGTGACAACCACATGGACAATCACCTAGAGTTTGACCCCGAAGAAGCATCCCACGTAGAAAAGATGCGAGAGGAGTCAATCAATACTTTGGATATGGCAGAAGGCTTGGTGCGTCGTCTAGTGGGCTGGTTGGATGAACTAGAAGTCCTGAAAGCACAAGAAGGAATCTCATCTGAATGGGTTGCTGATGCTACTAAACTGGTAGGACAGGCAAACACATCTCTGAAACTTGTAGGTCAATTGAAGAAGGAGATTGGGGTAGATTCTCAGTTGCTTCTCGCCGAGAATCGTATGAATGATTTCATGCGTCAGTTGGTCAATACTCTTGAACCGCATCCAGATTTACTAGACCAAGTGGAGTTGCATATGGCATCCTTAAAAGGTCCGACGCATACCGTTATAGATGTAGAATGGGAGGACATAGAATGAGTGAACCTATCAAGTGGAGACCATATCTCTACCAACTTATGAATCGCTCAATCTTTGTTTCGGACTTTCCGAAACTATTTGCCGCCATGAACGAAACTGGTATCTGCCCTATTCTTGAAGATGATGGTCTTAAGTGGTACTGTGGTCATTACAAGGTTAGTAAGGCAGAAGTAAGAAGAGTCTGGTATTTGAGTAAAAACCAACTAGATAGGATTGAGAATCATGTTATCGTGCAGGGGTGGCCGTATTGGGAGTCGTGATTTACACGGCTGACGAAAGAAGTTACAAAGAAGGTAACTATGTCGAGATGTTCAATGAAATGAATACATCACCATCAGTTCCTAATTTGACTTGCATTTTACATACAGACAAGTTCACAGAAAAAGATGCGATGGAGTGGCGTGAACTTATATCGCATCGACTTGTAATAGTTACTGAAAAAACACCAAAGTTGACAGAAAAGAGTGAGGACTTCGTAATACTAGACCCAAGTTTAGATAAGCAAGAGGATGATTACATAAGAGCGATACAGTGTGTATTTCGTGTACGAGACAGGGATTTTGTGAGGAGGCAGATTGAAGATGTTCCTGTTGCTCTATTGCTTTCGTTTGTTCGTGCAAATCGTCCGAATGATTTGGAACTACATCGTTCATTGAACGACATAATGTTTTTGTTACCCAAGGAATACATTTATGCTTTGGTCGCATATGCAATAAAACCTAGCGGGCAACGGGTTCAGTGGCCTAAGAAAAACAAAAGCGACGAGTTTCCACCTAGTCCGTTTCGCTCTAATGATTTGTACTGGAGGGAGATACTGGATAACTGCGCCGCTGTTCGTAACGAAGTTAGGGGTAGTGGAGATGACTTGCCCAAAGGTATGCGTAAAAGAAAGGAGAGTGTGACTGAATGGGTTTGATATTTGATGCTTTGTCTTATGCGTTTGTTTTTGTAATTTTTATGATTAGTGTTTATTTGTATTTCGCCATACCTGTGTTTTTGTGCAAGTGGTTCGATATATGGTTTAACCGTATATCCAATCCAAATGAAGAAAAATACGTTTGGGCTAAACTACTTGTACGTGATGAGGGTTTGGTTTTGGTAGAAGAAAACAAACCAGACGAAATAAAAGAAATAGAAAGGAAGAACAGTAAGTGGGATTGGAAAGAATACCGAAGGCATAGTCACGACACATCTTTCGTAGATGCGTCAATGTGGCTTTCTATGGGGGATGATTAATAAAGGTGTTTGGTATATTCATAAGTCAATGGGTGCTAACAACCGGCGGATTCGTCGCTTAATTGTAGACTTACTTTGGGAAAACGGCCCCATGACAAAAGAAAGGATGGCTGACCTTCTATCTGAACATAGAAGTGTTAGGGTTATCCCTTCTCCACATACTCTTTCTGCTTTACTATCTAAAAATACACAAGTAATAATTGTAGGTTCGGAAAAGATTGAGAACATAGTGGGAGTAAAATCAGAACACGCCATTTATGATATTGATAGAGAACTAATAAAAACTACCGAGGATATTATTTTTACAAGAAGTCCAAGTGTAGCGACTCCAAAAGAAAAACAGAGGATGAGGAAGTGTGATGTCTGTGGAAGGAACCGAGTTTTTCCGAAGGACGCAGACGTTTGTTTGCATTGTATTAGGAATCAGTAACCTTACGAACCCGCTACCAGTAACTTTATATTCTTACAATCCGACTATAATTTGTAGGAGGAATGAATGATGGCTAGAGGTAGAAAGACACACAATGGTTTTGGAATACGACACAAGAACTTCCGTAACCGTTGTTATGATTATGTTCGTGACAACGGGCCTTGTACTGCCCACGAAATGTATTCGGAGGTCAGAACAGTCAAGGGTACTATGCCTAAGTGTATGCCAGCATCGCCACTTTCTTTGACGCAGATGTTGAAGCGCGACCCACGATTTTATTCTGACCGTAGTGTTAAGGTCGTAAACTACACAGGATGCAGTAAGACTATCAGACAAGTATGGAGCATACATGAGGAGGAAGAATAATGAGTGAAATATGGTCACAAAAGTATAGGCCCACCACATTGAAAGATGTGATAGGTCGTGATGATATTGTAGCGCAGTTTAAGGGTATGGAACCTGCTCTTTGGAGTTTGACTATGCAGAATTACTTGTTTCATTCTCAAGAAGCGGGTACAGGAAAAACTACTATTGCTCGCGCTTTGGCTAATGACCTTGGATTTCAACTTCATGTGTTTAATGCTTCTACTAAGAATGAAAGGGGTATTGGGTTCATCGAAGAAGAACTAATTCCGAGAACAAGGACAGGTAATCACAAGCAGATTTTCTTGCTCGATGAGGCAGACCAATTGACTGATGCGGCACAATCCGCTCTCAAAGGAGTTATGGAGAACGCTCATGGTTATTTCATATTGACTTGTAACAATCTCGCTAAGGTTTCTCCTTGGCTACAATCCCGATGCAAAGTAATACATTTCCGCCCTTACTATAAAGGGGATATAGCAAGGATTTTACGGGCAATAACACTCAAAGAAAACGTCGCTGGTTTTGTTAGGATGGACGATACTATTCAGCGTATAGCAAAACATCATAGCGATGCTCGCTCTGCTATAAATTTCTTACAAGCATATGTTAATTATGGTGCAGACAAAGACAAGTTCCTAGCATCTTTGGGTACTCCCGATGTGGACTATGCTAAGTTCCTTCGTGTAGCAGTACGGGAGAAGTCCTTTGATGGAGCATTGAAGATTATCAAAGGACAACCCTTGGCAGATACTCTACGTGGCGTCTTTGACTACATGGTAGAATCTGATGCAAAGCAAGAGTCAAAACTAGCAATCGTTCACGCTTTGATTGAAGCGCAACGTGACCTCATAGCCGGTATTTCACCGGAACTTATTCGCGCCAACTTTGTACGAAGTTGCATCCAAAACCTAGCATTGATGGATAGAGCGTGAACTTTATATGCTTAAACGAACAAGGATAAATTACCCGACAGGAGAATGAAAGACATGACATTGAATGATGAAATGATGAAGAATGTGGCAGCGAATGTAGGTGTGGAAGTGTCCACTCTAAAGGTACGAGCAGAAACCGTACTTGATGAGCAGGGACCGGCATGGCGCAACGCTGGAAAGAATGACGAGGAATGCGGAGTGTTTGCTCTACGAGTTGCAGCAAGACAATTGGCATCCGAAAGTGCTAAGTTAAAAAGAAGTGGTGCTGAATCCCTAAAGGGTATGTTTATCAGTGTACCTAGATACAAAGATTGGGGCCAATTGCTATACCGTAAGATGGACAACACTCTAAAGATGGCTAGTGAAGATGTACGAGAATCCTTAGTAACACAGGGCAAAGTAGTAATCTTTACCGATAATTACGACGGTACTTATAGTCGTGCTATCAACCCATCTCTACGAAACAAAGTCGCCTTTGAAGCAGACTACGATGAAGATTCAGTAACCGAGTTGCCTAAGAACATCAAGCAACTTGATGAATCTACTTACTACTACATAGTGTGGGATAACAAGTCTCCGACTTTCCCATCCGGTGATGCTAACTTCAAGTACGGCTCTGCTAGACCTACTAAGGAATTAGAGAGAACTATGCTATTCGCTACTGCTGACGGGCCTGTAACAATCAAGGCTTCCGGTGCTGTTGCCGAAGATGCACCTCCTACCTTTGTACCCGGAACTTATGCGGTTCGTATGGGTCGCAACGGTGTTGGTTATGCTAAGGCTGGAGTATCAGTGTTCAACCGCGACGATTCACTAGCATCTGAATTCCCTCTACCGCCCTTCCGCAGCGAAGATGGTGGTCTGATGGGTAGTATGCTTGGCGATGACCTATTGAAGAATCTTGATGCTGTCGGTCCGTTCTATGAGGCTAATCATGGGACTGATGGATGGTGGGATAGACTCATTGGTGTACTTACAGAAGTTATTAGTATTGAACCTCGCGACAACGGTGGCTTCAATCTAGTAGTTGCTGACTTGGATATTACTTCTATGGCTCCAGTGGTGGACATCTATATCCCTGCTTCCCAAGAAAGTATGATTGACTTCGCCGTTGGTACTAAGGTACTTGTGATTGCACAACCTTGGAAGACTCAAGATGATGAGTACCGACTATCTGTAAATGGTTGGTGGGCCTTCGATGCGATTGCTCCTATGGCAGACGTACCAGTAGATTCTGTGGATGATGGGTGGGACGCATGAGTTGGGGTCAATCCGCAACTGCGGCCCCTGCCGCTACTCCTAATCCAGCCATGAAGACGGCTTACGATGCAGACTACTACAATAACTTGTTTGACAACAATCAAGCAAAGTATCGTCCTGTTCGTATGGCCCTTGTTGGTCGTGAGAATACTGCTAAAACTGGACTTGCTCTTGACCTACTTAGGGCGGAGATTGAGGCTGGAAAGAAAGTGGCTATCTTCGATGTGGACAATTCTGCCAAGCAGACCGTTGATTATCTGTACCCCAACAAGGACAATATCATAGTGCTTCCTCTCTTCGATGAATTAGATGACTCTATCTTCAATGACGATAACTCTGTGAACTATACGGCTCTTATCGATAAGGTATCGTGGTTTACTAATATTGTAGCAGAACGTGTTAAGGCTGGAGAAGAATATGCTGGTATCATCTTTGATGGTGGCTCTACTTTCCTTAAGTGGTGCGAACAGGCTATGACTTATGTATTGCAGAATCGTTCTAAAAATCCGGTCAATCCCGAAGATGGAGATAGATTCAATCAAGCAGAATGGCGTATTCGTAACAAACTGTTCCGAGATACTATTCAACGTATTCATGGGTTAGATGTACCGAAGGTGTTCTTCACATTCCACTTGAAACCTATTCAAGAGTATGTGGACAACGGCTCTGGTGGCAAAGTCCTAATGAGTGTCGGTGAACGCCCTGAATGGGAGAAGGGAACTATGCGTTGTTTCTCGCAACAAATATTCCTAACTCGCTACATGAAGAAGGCTGACCCTGCGGCTGGTGTTAAGGGAGACAAATCCTTAGCCGAAGGTGAATGGGCAGTAAAGGCAATCATTGAGGAAATGAAAGGTCACAACATGGAACATCTAGGCGAGACTCATACTATTCTATCTGTTAAAGACGGCAAAGTGAATTGGACTGGACTACCTTTCTTGAATTGGGAGTGATTGAATGAATGTTAGAAACGATGCGCTAACTAGGCTTCTTACGCTAACTAAGCGACCACAAACGGTTGCTGGCAAGAAGCAAGACCAAGTAGAATCTACTCTACTTCGTTTCAGTGGTGATTGTGTTGAGACAATCAACATAGTGCGCGATGGCGTTACTTCCCTTTCACGTTTCTCTACACCTCATAAATTACCAATGGTGGTCAATATACCAATCGCATCAATAGATGCGGTACTAGGAATTCTACCTTATCATGGTACAGAAGTATCTTTGTCATGGTCTTACGATAAGTTGGAGATACGGTCTAGGAACAAGAAGACTACCCTAACAAGTAGTCTGAACGCTCCAGCCTTTGCTAACTGCCCCGACGCAATATCTGTTTGGGCGGAGAAAAGCCAAAGTAGATTCGACCAACTGAGAGAAGATGGAGCGTATTTAGTGCAAAGTACGGGTGAATGGCTATTACCTAAGTTCTCTATCACACTTGACTCATCTGAATTGTTTGAGGCACTACGATGTGATGCTATCAATGGGCAGAAGACTAATCGCTTCACGTTTTCTTATGAGGCTGATTATGTGTCAGTCAAAGTGGGGTCTGAATTGAAAGGTGCTACTGAAACTATCTTTTCTCTACCCGACCAAATGTTAGATGCTGGCGAGGTAACTATTGAAGGCGGTATCGATTCGGTACTCAAACACTACGGGGGAGATGTTACATTACATTTCCTAGATTTCAGTGAATACGGTCAAGGAACCCGTATTCTATTTACATTCCATAATGGAGACATGGTTTTCCAAGTGGGAATACTGGAGTGATTTACATGAAAGCAGAAATAAAATTGACAGACGACGACGGCAACACGACTATTATTACAATTTATCCCGAAGATGGGTTGGTAGAACAACCTCTAGGTGATTGGGGATTTAGCGGTAGACTAATGAAGAATACGAAGGAGTATAGAAGCGAAGAATGGCTTAGGAACGCATACTTAGTAGAAGGTAGGTCTATGGCAGACATAGCATCTGAGCAAGGTATTACGCCTATGGCTGTACGCGATTGGTTGTTAAAGTTCGGTATTGAAACGCGCGATAGAGGTCGAAGAAAGGAATAAGTATTTTTCGCGGTTTGCCCGGTAATAACGGTATATGAGGGTCATTCTCTCCCGCAGAACATCGCGGGATGGGCAGGGGGTTTATCCTCCGCTCCCGCCGTTCCCGCTTTATATACCTGTTTCTACAAATTTTTTTGAAAAAAATTTTGTGATTGCTATGTCTGGTGCGTGTAAAAGATGTAAGCGGTGGGCAGTTTTACACCCTATACATCGTCTTTGTTACAAGTGCTACAAGAACAGTTATAAGCCTACACAAGAAATGGATAAATGGTGGATGAGATGATTGTCGAGCAAGGTAAAGGTCGAGAAGTAATCATCCGTTATAGGGATGAGAACGATGCTCGTAAGGTTATCAAAGACAATGACCACTGGCCTTATGTTTTTGTAACCAATGAATCTGCACAGTGGGTTCAGGCAGTTAGTAAGGAGTCTGGTTACGAAGGTTTGTACGGAGAAAACTTAACTAAAGTAACAGTATCTCATCCCGACCAACTACGTGCAATCAAAGACGTAGGGCCAACTTGGGAGGGCAACATACCCTTTGTCAATCGTGTGCTTACTGACAGAATAAACGAAGGCTTACCCCCTATCCCTAATTACAAACATCGTGTGTGGTATATGGATTGTGAATGGTCCCCGGACACAAGTGAGATGAGAATTATTGTAGTTTATGACTCCTACACAGAACGAGAGTACGTTTGGTTTATTCATCCAGATTACGAGGCTGGTAAATATAGTAAGATAGGCGACCATGAGTACGAAACTCATGCTATGTGTTTTTCTGATGAAAAGACCATGTTAGAACATTTTATTAACCACATGAAGCGTTGTGACCCCGACATCATTACTGGTTGGTTCGTCGTCGGGGCAGACATCAAGACCATAGCAGAACGATGTAGGTCGCTCGGTATCAATCCGGGTAATATGTCTCCTATGCGCCGTTTTCGTTGGAAGTTTGGTGATTGGGAGCAACCGATAGTAGGAAGGAATTGTATAGACCTTATGATTGCATTCTCAAAGTTATGGGAGATGAAAAACGGCAAACTTCCGGGTTATCGTCTTGATGATGTTGCTACTGAATGTTTGAAAGACTCTAAGGTAGCGTTAGAAGATGGACACGATACATATTACAGCGATTTCCCTCTATATCTGAAATATGCAGTACAGGACGTAAGGTTACTACCTAAACTAAACTCTTTGGTCAATGCCATTGAGTATTACTGTGCTATACAGCATATCGTCCAGTGTGATTTACGCTCTACACCATTTGTAACTAAGTTATTTACATCACTTGCTCTTGTAGATGAGAAGTTTGATGAAAGAATACCTACTAAGCCACAGTTCGATTACAGGCCGTATTCCGGTGCGGAAGTTATGGAGGTTGAGTCTGGTATTTATCACAACATGGGAATCTTAGATATTAGGGCTATGTACCATAGTAATGCTGAACTACACAACATATCTTGGGACACGTTAGACGCCGAAGGCAAGGATTGTGGTAACGGTACTTGTTTCCGTCAAGGAGACAAAGGGTTACTTGTTAGACAAATGGATAAGATGACTAACCTAAGAAACCATTACAAGAAAATGATGAAGGATGACCCCGATAATTATGATAAGTGGGACACGATGCAGTTTGCTTGTAAAACCCTTGTTGCTTCTATGTATGGCGCAGCCGGTGACTCTAAATACGGTCTGTATCACCCTGATGTAGCACAGGCAATCACATACACATCGAGACAGACTTTGGGTAGATTGAAGGAGTTGGCTAATGAAGAAGGACTTACAGTTAGATACGGTCATACTGACAGTGTGTTCTGTGAAATACCTGACCCGGACACGGGTTTAGAAGCACTAGCAAGAATCAACGAAAAGATGTCTCCTATCATCACTGAATTTGAGAAATGGTGTAATAGTATGGTCATCATGGCTAAGAATAGGTATGCTGG